ATTCATCTCACTTAGTTGTTATTTCAGGTTGAGCATCATGCTCCGGTAGTGAACAGGTCTAACGCTTCCTTCGATTTACGCACAGCTTCGAATGTGCGGATCGTGATATCTGAATTCGCGCCGCCTGACTGGAAGTGAATTTTGAATAGCTCAAGCTTCAGTTCGTCAGTGCCAATGAATTGAAATGCTTCTTCTGCGGCTGCGTTCTGGTTCATGACCAGCTTGTAAATCTCTAACTGGAATTTCTGTTCTTCAGTCATGGGAATAATCTCTGCCATTGCTGGCTCCGTTTATCCGTTAAAAGGGATATCAGTTAAGTTATCCCGTGCAGGGTATAAGCCATTGTCGATACCACTCATTGAATGGCCTCTGCAATAACCGATGTCTTTCCATCAGTCCGCCACCACAAAGAATCTTTTTTGCCATAAGGCAGGAGGTTCATCTTTCAGTGGCTGCCAGTGTTATCTCCCCACTTACTGGCTTGGGTTGTTTCGCTGTACTGCCGTAACTGGTTGCCCAGAATAAATTTCGGTTTCATTATCAAGCCCACCCGTAGATAGGCTTTGTAATGAACTGGCTCTTATCTCAACGCAGCCCCTTACCGCGCGCCAGATGCTCAATATCAATCATCAGCAATGAGATGTTTAATCTGGATTCACTCCAGAAGTGATCACCACCCTGTCTACAGAGCCAGATGTGAAGGATGATGAGTGAAGTGGTTTACTGAATTTGGCCACCTGAACAGAGGTGATATGCTCACCTCAGAACAACACAGGTGCCATAATGAAAAAAAGAAATTTCAGCGCAGAGTTTAAACGCGAATCCGCTCAACTGGTCGTTGACCAGAATTACACCGTGGCAGATGCAGCCAGCGCTATGGATGTCGGCCTTTCCACAATGACGCGATGGGTGAAACAATTACGTGATGAGCGGCAGGGCAAAACACCAAAAGCCTCCCCCATTACCCCGGAACAAATTGAAATCCGTGAGCTCAGGAAAAAGCTACAACGTATTGAAATGGAAAATGAAATATTAAAAAAGGCTACCGCGCTCTTGATGTCAGACTCCCTGAACAGTTCTCGATAATCGGGAAACTCAGGGCGCGTTATCCTGTGGCCACTCTCTGCCATGTGTTCGGGGTCCATCGCAGCAGCTACAAATACTGGAAAAACCGTCCTGAAAAGCCAGACGGCAGACGGGCTGTATTACGCAGCCAGGTACTTGAACTGCATGGCATCAGCCACGGCTCTGCCGGAGCAAGAAGCATCGCCACAATGGCAACCCAGAGAGGCTACCAGATGGGGCGCTGGCTTGCTGGCAGACTCATGAAAGAGCTGGGGCTGGTCAGCTGTCAGCAGCCGACTTACCGGTATAAACGTGGTGGTCATGAACATGTTGCTATCCCTAACTACCTTGAACGGCAGTTCGCCGTGACCGAGCCAAATCAGGTGTGGTGCGGTGATGTGACCTATATCTGGACGGGTAAGCGCTGGGCGTACCTCGCCGTTGTTCTCGACCTGTTCGCAAGAAAACCAGTGGGCTGGGCCATGTCGTTCTCGCCGGACAGCAGGCTTACCATGAAAGCACTGGAAATGGCATGGGAAACCCGTGGTAAGCCCGTCGGGGTGATGTTCCACAGCGATCAAGGCAGTCATTATACGAGCAGGCAGTTCCGGCAGTTACTGTGGAGATACCGGATCAGGCAGAGTATGAGTCGGCGTGGAAACTGCTGGGATAACAGCCCAATGGAGCGCTTCTTCAGGAGTCTGAAGAACGAATGGGTGCCGGCGACGGGCTATGTAAGCTTCAGCGATGCAGCTCACGCAATAACGGACTATATCGTTGGATATTACAGCGCACTAAGACCGCACGAATATAATGGTGGGTTACCACCAAACGAATCGGAAAATCGATACTGGAAAAAACTCTAACTCGGTGGCCAGTTTTTGTTGACCACTTCAGAGTAAAATTATCGCTATCATCGAAGGCATTGCGTCCTGATGTATTCCTGAAGCGTTCTCAGTGCTGTTTGGTCGCGGATAATTCCGTCCCGGATACCGAGAACGTTTCGTCCAGCAACTGGAGAGAGTTCGACGGTGGCATCATTGCCCATGCCGGAGGCGATGGAGGTTTCGTCTGAGGATGGCACAGGGCATTTTCCTTTGACGAGCACCCTGCTACCATTATCAAGCTTCCGCCGAAGAGCATCATTTTCAGCTTTCGCATCAGCTAACTCCTTCGTGTATTTAGCATCAAGTGCATCAGCATCACGCTGGCGCTGCTGCATGTCAGTAATGGTGGCGGTCGCCTGCTTCAGTTCACTGACTTTTTTATCGCGCTGCTCTTTGTAGGTAATGGCGTTATCACGGTAATGATTAACAGCCCATGACAGACAGACGATGATGCAGATAACCAGAGCGGAGATAATCGCGGTTAACCGACTCATGACATCAACACCCCAACGGCCAGAAACCACGGCCACGCATCGTTGCCATTGAATGCGAGCAACGCTGCCATGAAAAAGCAAATCATGTTCATTGCTGCCCCCACAAACAGACTTCACGCTCAATCTCACGGCGAGTCATCAGGCCTTTCCATTGCTTACCGCCAGCGTATGTCCAGCGACGTAGCTGATCACATGCACCTTTGATATCGCCCTGGTTTATTTTGCGAAGAAGCGTCGATGTTCTGAAATTGCCAGATCCAACGTTGTAGACGAACGAGTAAAGGGCGCCGCGCGTTGTTTCCGGTATATCGACTTTGATGTACGGGTTAATTTGTCTGGCGACAGTAGCGAGGTCTTTATTCAGGAGGGATTTGCATTCTGCCTCGGTATACGTTTTACCGGGTATGATGTCTTTGCCTGTATGCCCGTAACACACTGTCCATACACCAACGATGTCTTTGTAGGGTTTATACCTCACACCTTCCAGACCATCGTTACCACTAGGGCCTGTGATTAATACAGATGCTATAGCAATAGCCCCGCCACTTATCGCCGCTATTACGCTATTTCGTAGTGCCGGTGACATTGCCATTCAATCTGTCCTCACGCTCTTTGCGCTTGTAGTACCAGTTGATGCCAAATGTGCCGACAGTACAAAGAATACCAATGATTACAGCCCAGTCATTCAGGGAGAGAATGCCACCCATCGCAGTCAGTCCTCCGAAGCTGTAACTGAACCATTCTCTGATTTTGTCCATACGGTACATGCTCTACCCCTTCATTGAGGGGATTTGCTCTATTTAATTAGGAATAAGGTCGATTACTGATAGAACAAATCCAGGCTACTGTGTTTAGTAATCAGATTTGTTCGTGACCGATATGCACGGGCAAAACGGCAGGAGGTTGTTAGCGCAACCTCTTGCCACCCGCTTTCACGAAGGTTATGTGTAGAAGGCCTCAGCGTAACTATCACTGATGAATTCAGGATAGCCAGTGGCTACGGCTCAGTTATGGTGCTGGTTAACGGACTTGAACCGCTACCCATTCGCTTACAAGGCGACTGCTCTACCATTGGAGCTAAACCAGCATGTTTGGCGGGACAGCGTGGACTCGAACCACGATAAGAAGGTTAACAGCCTTCCGTAATAACCTTTATACGACTGACCCAAAATAAAAAAGCCCCACGGAATCCGCAGGGCCTACTTTCAAATCCACCTTAACAAAGGACGGATTTCTACTGTTAGAAATGATATTAAACAAAAATCGCCACTTTGTAAAGAGCACATTCTACAGAACGTCTTTTTAGTAGAAAATATTTATCACTGTGTGACTTTACTCAACATCTGATTTGCATATTCCTCCTGCTTAATGCACTCACCTACCAAGCTTTCGAAGAAGTCCTTGTAATACCTGCGCCATGTGGTTTCAGGAACATCAATCACCGTTGCGCAGATGTATTTTCGAACGCTATCAGGCAGCAGACGAGCATATCCACGCCCATTACAGCGTCCGCAGGTTTTATACGCAGGAACGCCACCTTGTAGAATAGTTTTCTCTTTGTCTACCACTACGCCTTTGCCATTGCATTGGCAAGCGTTGGTAAGCACCCCCTTCCCTTTGCATTTGCGGCACAGAACTTTAACCGTCTCTTTACGCTCTTCCAGATATGGTTTTCCGATGCTTTTCATCGTCATGACTTCAGCATCGATAAACTTCTTGCCACCACAGCAGTCACAGGTTCGCGTACTGGCAGCGCTACGTGAGTAATCAGCAAATGCGAATGTTGCGAGCACTTGCATTACCTTTGGTTTAATATCGTTTTCGAGCTTACGTAAGGCGGAAACCTTATCGCAGTGCTCAAGTGCATATTGGGTCAGCAGTTCAATAGCTTTCTCACGGTCATTGCTGCTGATTTCCATCTTCCCAAGAAACGCGCTGTAACCTAACGATGCGCGACTTTGAGTCATACCCATAGCTGCCATAACATCAGTGCCAGTTAACGCTTCTGAAGCTGTTGCGCGAGGGATATCGTTTATCTGAGTAGATTTTGCGAAGTGAAACTTCACTACATTTTCCAAATTCATGCAGCATCGCCTCCCGATGTCTTGTTCAATCCAAGCCGGTTCACCAGTTCACGCTCTCGATCATGCAGATAATCCATCGCCTTCTGGTGTTGCTCCGTCATCTCTCTGACGCTGCGCAATTCAGCTTCGTCACGTTCACGCTGCTGTTTCGCCTGGTTAATGCTGGTTACGGTCATAGATACCTCTCCCGCCCTGATGAATCATTAAAACGCCGTTAACGATGGCGTGATACCTGGCTTCTTTGTCGTACAGATAACGCCTTACTGTGTTGCGGTGGCACGATAAGCGCCGAGCGACTTCTGTCTGGTTTCCATATGTCTCTATGAGCATGTCTGGAATGGTTTTGACAGTGTGTGTCATGCGGCCTCCAGTAGTTCCGTAATCATTGGCAAACTCCCGCACGTCTCAGTCACTACCAGCACAAGCATCCCTCCTTTAATCGCCTGACAGCGCTTGATGCGCATATCGTCTATCTGACCGTCATCCAGCCAGAATCCCGCACTGGTGAGTGCGTCAAAAACGGCCTTTGGTAGATTGTCCAGGTCGCGTTTGCGGTTATCGGGAGGTGCTGCGAGAATGGTGATTCTGATGCGGGGTGTGATTTTAAGGTCTAGCTGTTGTTGCTGAATTATTTCGATTACTTCTCGCCGGTATCGCTTTCCCCAATCGCTGATGTAGTGGATTCCTCGAGAGTGACGCCAGTAGCGATTATTGGATGGAGGCCACGGCAACGCTATACGGTATTCGTTCATCGCACTGTTACCCTCCCTTCGCGTGTTAACTTTTGCAACGTTAAGACAATGGCGCGGTCCATTTCTGAGCGTCGCTCTTCCCGGCTTAAATCTTTTCCGTTGTCGATTCGCTCATGGCATGACGGGCAAAGCGCCGCCGTTAGGCTGTCGTCAACCTTTAGCCCTATTCCCTTTCCTTCGTTGCGATGCGCAGCCTGAACTCCATATCGACCACACAGAACGCAGCAATCTATCTCCCTTACTGCCTGAAGCCATTTATTGCTCCTGAATATCCTCATTAGACATATCTCCATTCGGATCGCGATATACCAGCCATTCGTTAACGCATTCTGCACAGGCGTAAATTTCATCAGGTGCCAGTTGCTTGTTACATCCTGCGCACATTACCCTTGCTATGCTCTCTTGCTCATAACTTCGATTGGGGTCAATCATCGCGTTTTCCTCATGCGGTTCCACTTGGACTGCAACAACCCATAGACATAATCGAATGTCTTTACCTGACTTTCTGTGGGGATTGGCTTTGGTTTATTTCTGGAGCGTTTCGTTGGTAGGTATTTGCAGTTTTGATACTTCGTCGCTGTCGTGCCATACGTCCTCCTTCGTCTCTGGCAGCGGGAAATTACCTACTGGCGACCGCTCACATCTGATACACCATTGGTGCCAATAAGGTTGATTTAGCCGGAATCGATAATCGTCTTTGCTTTCTCCGCAGCGGTAGCAGTGTTTCATGCGGCCATCCTCTCATCAGCAAACCTCCAGAACCTACCCTTGTGATATGCGCTTTCTCCGTGGCAGCATCGGCTAATTGATGAACTGTCAAAACCTTCCCTGACTGCATCCATTGCAGCCTCGTAAACCCTCTCTTCTCCAGTTTTCATATCGGTGGATATGACGGCCTTGCTGGCAGGGCTTTCCCCACCAAACTTACCTAGTGTTGTAGGGATTCTTCCGTTATGTTGATATCCATGCTTTGAATTCTCTGCGTACGTTGTCCATTCCAGATTCAAAGCTCTATTGTCATCTCGGATGCCGTTCTTATGGTTAACGACAAGACCTTCTTTAAATCCTGGGCAGAATGCTTTTGCAACAAGACGGTGAGCGCTGTATTTCTTCCCAGCAACCTTAATCTGCACATAGCCAGTCGAATTGCACTTGAATGGAATTACGCTTTTTCCCCTTATTAATTTTTTATACGGTTTTTGTCTAGATGAGCTGACAATCACCTCATGCGAAACGGATCTGAATTTCCCATCATTGCTTACCTGATAGAATGGAATGCCATCAATATCTACCCACACCTCACTCATAATTCCTCCATTCACTAAGATGTATTGAGTTCATGGCGCAATATGCTTCTATGTAATCCATGACTTCGGTTAATTTCTTTACCGATAGCTTTGCTGTGCTCTCCCGGATATTTATAAATTCCCCTTCCAACCCGGGAACAATCTCAGGGTGCTGATTTGTTGCTATCTGCCATCCGGAGACAAATAGTCCTTTCCAGAAGTCAATTCCCCTTACTTTCCCGTGATAGGTTGTCTTTTTGCTGATTTCAGAAAGCATCGCGTGCAAACGTGCGTTTTGCTGAAGGCTGCGGTTGCGTTCCTGAATGGTTACTACGATTGGTTTGGTTGGCTCTGGAAGGATTTGCTGTACTGCGTGAATGGCATTTTGCTGATGTGCTGGAGATCGAATTTCAAAGGTTAGTTTTTTCATGTCTTCCCTCTCCCCCAAATAAAAAGGCCTGCGATTACCAGCAGGCCTGTTATTAGCTCAGTGATGTAGATGGTCATTTAGTACTCCGTAATATTCTCCTGCCTCCACACTTCGTCATACTCTGACTTCGGCATGTTAGCGATATAGTTGTATGGTGACGCACCTTCCATTTGCAGGAACTGGTGAGACTGCTCGTCAAGAAATAACGGCACACCACCTTCCCACCCTTCCCCGTTTCGCTGCTTCTCAAGCATTAAAACAGATGCGGGTGCAGCAAGAAGTTGCTGGTCTTTCTCGTTAATTTGCTCGCCAGCCTGAACGCGCTGTAACGCTCTCTCGCGAGCTTTATTGCGCCAGATGATAAACAGGTTATCTGTAAGGTCTGTAATCGCTCCTGAGCCTTTTACGTCCATCTTTCCGGTAGGTTTCTCCTCGCTGTCTCCCTTTCTGGAGTGAGTGACGAGGATAATGTGAGAGTTGGTTTTATTCTTGAAGTCGCACAGCGCGTCAACAAACGCCTTTTGCCCGTTGTAATCGTCATCGCCAATACCGCACTTCATGAGGCTGTCGATGATGAATAACTGGATGCCGTATCGCCGTCTGGCGTATGTGAAAATTTCAATCAGGCGTTCAGCCTTGGCTGTACCTGTCAGGCCAAATAACCAGAGCCGGTCATCGTAAAACTTAAATGCTGATTCGATTTCCAGAACTGGCGGCATTTTGCAACATGTAGACTGCCGGGTCAGGCGTTTAAGCAGAATCCCTGGCTTCAGTTCAAGCGATGCAACGCATGTTTTTATCCCCTGTCTCATGGCCTCAAGTGCCATATGCCCGACAACCTCCGTTTTTCCGTGACCGTTCACGCCATTGACAAGCGTTAACTCCGCCTCACGGAACTGGAAGTTGTAAGCCAGCGTTTCCCACGGTGGGTTAAACAGATACTGCTGCTTGCCGTAGAAAGCATTGATGGTGTCCTGATAAAACTCACGGGCACTGTAAAGCTCTTCGGGGTCGAAATATGACGCTGTACCGATGTACTGCCAGATTTCATCCTCGGCGACGCCGTTCATCAGGCATTCGTTGATATCTTTGTGTGGCAGTGTAACCAGACGGCAGCGATGTTCACCGAGTCGGCTTGCGATTTCCCTTGCAGCTTCACGACCAACATCATCACCGTCCATCGAAATGAATATTTCTTCAAACCTGTCGAGGTTATGGTATTCAAACTCAATCCACTGTTGCTTAGCGCCTTTCCCGCCACCGAACGGGACAGATAGCGTCGGAATTCCGTATTGCGCATAGCTCATGCAATCAATTTCGCCTTCGCAAAGCACAACCGCCCTCACGCCAGCATCGAGAGCCTGCCATCCGAACAGACAGGGTTCACAGTCACCTTCTGCCATGATGACTTTCTTCCCGTCCGGACGTTCGGTGCTGATTCTCTTGACCTGCAACAACTCACCATCGCGTTTGTACGGAAGCACCAAAGCATCCAGTTCTCGCTCTCCATTCCACACCTTGCCGCTGACAACCTCGTACCGCTTTACGACTTCTGGAGATATGCCACGCGATTGCAGGTACTCAAGATGGGATTCTGTTCTGGTAACGTAACGGGCGATTTTCTTGCGGTCAGGTCTGGAGAATTTCTTCTCACGTCTGGCGTCGAAATGGTGATCATCATCCTTGATGCCGAGAAAGGCTTTCGCTTCCTGCATAGCCTGATGCAGGTTAATTCCCCGACACGCCATCCACAAATCAAGCATGTCACCGCCGTCTCCCTCAGCGAAATCAGCCCATTTTTTCTTACCGCTAAGGTTAACCTTCAGGCTGTTTCCCTTGTCACCGTTGACGTTGCCGGCAACCCACTCATGCCCCTCTTTCTTGCCGTTTGGCAACAGGTGCGGAGCCACCCTGTCAACCTGCGCCCATAGCAGGTCGCTAAGTTCACTTGGCGTCATGATTCCCTCAGATTGAGATTTTTAAACCAGAAATCGACAAACGAAATACTTAACCAGCCGTGGTTATAACCAGCGACCAGTAGCGATTTAATTTTTGATTTCATGGTTCACCTGTCGAAAAACACGTAGCCAGTTTTCGATACGGTGATTGCGGATGATGGTTTGGATTGTGGTTGAATGGTTTCTGGCTTTTCGTCGTTCCAGCGCTGGCCGTTCAGGTAGCTCGATGGTAACAACCTGTCGAATCCGAACTGCTTACCATTCCTGCATGCGATGTCTTCTGCCAGCATCGTGGCAAACTCGCTTGCCGTCCCCCTGGTAGTTTTACGCCACTCCCTGAACTGTGTTCTGAATACCGAAGCTGCGTTTTTCTTCCCGGCTTTCCGCATGCCTGCACACCAGAATATTTCCTCGAATGCCTTGTCGGTTTCTTCGTAACGGTCAGGTGATTTTTCACACTCCGTCCGAACACTTTCGGACATAGTGTTTTTATTATTTCTTTTTTCTTTTGTAATAGTTTCTTTTGTGTGTCCCTGTTTTGGTGACAGCGCTGTCACCGTTTTGGTGACACTTTTTGTCACCAATGCAGTGACATTATCACCAGAGTAGTGACAGCCTTCGATTTGCCATTCCTCGATGTTCTTGTTTGGCCCGATTTGCTGGCCTTCGCGAAGGATAACCTTCATCGCGATAAGCTCATTCTTGGCCTTGTTTACCTTCTGTCTTGGCAGCCTGGTAATTTGAGCTAACTGACTATCAGAGATGCGATCCATCTTTTTACCGTAGCCGTATGTTTTACGGCATATGGCGTGGGCAACCTTGCTCTGATTTTTCGTTAAATCTGCGCCGATAAGCTCTTCATACAGGGCATTTGCAAGACGGGTATAACCATCTTCAACTTCTGCCACACGACGCTCCACAGGCCGTTGTGAAGGCCTTAAATGTGTTACGGTTGCAAGATTACTCATGACCTTTCTCCTTCTGCATCAGCTTCACCTTTTCCAACTCAGCCCGGAATCGACCAGGCTGCTTGAAGCTGGATAAGAACCGATCACGTAGTATGTTTTTGTGTAATTTGTCCTGGTCAGGACTGAGTTGTTTTGGCATAATTACTCCTGTGGATTGATCCAGTCTTTCTACATCAGGCCTCGAAGAATTCGCCGTTCTTCGGGGCTTTTTCTTTTGTCAGGTAGGTAGCAAGTCGCCTGGTGAGCTCTGCCATTTCCTCGTCTTCGATTCCATACTCCAGAACCGCAAGCATCATGCTGACCTGTGAGAAGAAACCGTTCTTCCATCGGCTTACCTGGTATTCAGGAACACCCATAGCTTTAGCGAATGTCTTCTGACCCATCATGGCTAACTTGTTGAGTAAAGTGGACTCAATACGAGCCGCCTTCTTGCTTTTAGTTGCAACTACGTTCATTCAAAATATTCCTTAGAAATTAGATAGAGTTGGATTCGCAAATACACGCAAATCCGTTTAATAGATTTACCGCGTTGTCGGCGGTTCAGATTGGTAAAGAGCGGTACTACTTAGGCAGCATTAAGTTCAGGTGGGAACACATCGTCTAGCTGAACATTCGCGCCAAAACTGTTGAGCGCCTCTACGAGCTGGCGGCACATTCTCAAATCCGGATGGCGTCGCCCTGATTCGTAATGACCAATTGCTCCCTGAGTACACCCAACCTTTTCGGCCAGAACGGCCTGGGATACCTTCATGGTTTCCCGGATTTTCCGAAGATTGCTCATCGGTATATCTCCTCAGGATGGTACGTAACTTAATAATACATTTCGTACTAAATAAAAGCAAGGTAATTAATACAATATGTGTGTTGTCACAGTCAATACATCTCGTAATAATCGGCGCATGAAAACACCGTGGAATGAGCTGGCGAAAGCCAGAATGAAACAAATAGGCCTAACCCAGGATAAACTTGCTGAAGCTCTCGGTAAGACTCAGGGGGCGATAGGTCATTGGCTTAATGGCCGCCGCGAACCAAGTATTGAAGATATTGCAGCGATCATGAAGCAGCTAGGATTGAAGGAGCTTGTATTAAGTTCTGATGGGATGGTTGATTATCCAGACTCCAACCTGAACAATGTTTCAAGTCCTCGTCCACACACAGAAATAAGGAGATTTCCCCTGATTAGCTGGGTGAGCGCAGGTAACTGGTGTGAGGCTGTTGAACCTTACCAACTCCGAGAAATAGAGGTGTGGCCTGAGACAACTGCACATGCAAGCGAAAGGTCATTCTGGCTAACCGTTCGTGGCGACTCTATGACATCTCCTACAGGATTAAGCATACCGGAAGGAATGCAAATTCTTGTTGATCCGGCTATCGAACCGACTAATGGAAGACTCGTGGTGGCAAAGCTTGAGTCTGAAAACGAGGCAACCTTCAAGAAATATATTGTTGACGCTGGACAGAAATATCTTAAACCGTTAAACCCCAGCTATCACATGATCCCCATAAACGGAAATTGCCGCATTATCGGTGTTGTCATTGAAGCAAAATGGCAAGGCCTCTAACAATTCCCTCCCCTAGCCCGCTTATGCGGGTTTTTTAATACTAAAATATTTTTTACATTCAATTTCATACACATAGTATTTTTTCATTAACTTTAAGTACATTTTGTATTGACGATATTAAGTACATTTTGTATTGTTTAGCCATCAGCAGGACGCTGGTAGCCAAACGGAAAGGCAACGCTCTTTAACTTCGATGATGCGCTGACAAAGCGCGAACAGATACCAAACGAGATGGGTTTGGGTTGCAGGTAGAAGCCAACCTCTTCGGCGGAGGCGCTCGGCAATGAGTACGCGGTCAGGGTTAGTCGCCTGGCTATCTGCAACACCAAAGCCATTTCACATGAGGATTAAATCATGACGGTTATCACCTACGGGAAGTCAACGTTTGCAGGCAATGCTAAAACTCGCCGTCGTGAGCGGCGCAGGAAGCTCGCAATGGAGCGCGACACCATCTGCAATATCATCGATTCAATTTTTGGCTGCGATGCTCCTGATGCTTCTCATGAGGTCAAAGCCAAAAGAATTGACCGCGTTACCAAAGCCATTTTGCTTGCCGGAACGCGTCAGAAGGAAGTTGAAGGAGGATCTGTACTTCTTCCAGACGTAGCACTTTACGCGGCTGGTCATCGTAAGAGCAAACAAATAACAGCGAGGTAAAACATTTGTCGGTTAAGTCGTTATTTTTTTGGCCTGCTCGTCCTGTGCGATAAGTTCATTCATAAGAATGTCTGACTTCCCGGCAAATCTCATGTAGCACTCATTAAAATACTTTCCCGGGATAACAAAACGGTCAATATCAGGATATCCAATAACAGAAGGCAAGCGAGTGATAAGTCCTTTTTCGAGCAAAGAAATTGATTCAGGGCTTCCTTTTTCCGTCTTTAGCTGATTATTGGCGGCTACGGCGAAAGCCAAATACGCTCTTTCGCCAGGAGTTAACGAATCAAACAAATCCCGGACGACTTTTTCTTCTCTGGCCTTACGCCGCTGAGCAGTTAATGCCTCAATTCTTTCAGTAACAGCGTGATAAACGGAATTAAAAACACCGTTCAGCACATAGCTAACACAGAACAGCAGGATGTAATACATCCAGTAATGAGGAAGGATTTCTGGATTATGCAGGTTTACCCATTCTTTCACACTTACCGGCATAACGACAATCAGTAAAATCAGGATGATGAGCATATGAATCAACTGTTTAAGTGTCATTCCTTGCAGGAAAAAATGCATTAGCTCCTGCCACCATGAGTTGTTCATCGGCGATTCTCTTTTTGCTTTCTGTAGGGGTGAATAGAGTTTATCCGATTTCTCGCTGTAGGGGTACACGAGAACCACCGAGCCTGATGTGGTTAAAAGACAGGCACAATCCAGAATTTTCTACAGCAAGCCTCACATCTAATCAGGTCGCAATGCGGCCTTTTTTATTGCCAAAATTTAAGGAATAACAACATGACCAAAGAAATTGTGACATTCAAGGGATTTAACAAAGACCTAAAGTGCCGTGACTTTCAGTTTGAAATTGGCAAGACCTTCCATCACGATGGAAAAGTAGAGGCTTGCGGTTCTGGATTTCACGCCTGTGAATTTCCTTTCGATGTTTTCAGTTATTACCCTCCTGCAGAAAGCCGCTATGCGGAAACAATATCTTTTGGTGTTACAGACCGTGAAGAAGAAGGTGACACTAAAATAGCCAGTGCCATTATCACAATTAAGGCTGAATTAACGCTTCCACAGTTCATTCAGCGTGGTATTGAATGGATTTGGAGCAAGATAGATAAGTCGCTTGAGCAACAGATCATGTCTGGCTACTGTTCAGCAGCAACCAACACTGGCTACTGTTCAGCAGCAACCAACACTGGCTACTGTTCAGCAGCAACCAACACTGGCGACTGTTCAGCAGCAACCAACACTGGCGACCGTTCAGCAGCAACCAACACTGGCGACTGGTCAGCAGCAACCAACACTGGCAACCGTTCAGCAGCAACCAACACTGGCAACCGTTCAGCAGCAACCAACACTGGCTACTGTTCAGCAGCAACCAACACTGGCGACTGGTCAGCAGCAACCAACACTGGCGACTGGTCAGCAGCAACCAACACTGGCGACTGGTCAGCAGCAACCAACACTGGCTACTGTTCAGCAGCAACCAACACTGGCAACCGTTCAGCAGCAACCAACACTGGCTACTGTTCAGCAGCAACCAACACTGGCTACTGTTCAGCAGCAACCAACACTGGCGACTGTTCAGCAGCAACCAACACTGGCAACCGTTCAGCAGCAACCAACACTGGCAACTGGTCAGCAGCAACCAACACTGGCAACCGTTCAGCAGCAACCAACACTGGCAACTTGTCAGCAGCAACCAACACTGGCGACTGGTCAGCAGCGGAAGTGTCTGGATCGCAATCCGTAGCGGCAGCACTCGGAATAGAAGGGAAAGCCAGGGCATCTGAAGGCGGAGCAATTGTACTTTGTTATCGCGATAAAAATGGCGAGTTAATTCATATCCGAGCAAGCAAGGTTGGCGATAACGATATTATGCCGAATACATGGTATCAACTGAATGAAGATGGTGAGTTTGTAGAGTGTGAGTGATGCACTTAATGCGGATTCTGTGATTCCGCATTGTGAGCAATATCGCTCGTAACCAAACGAGGACGACGACTCGTTCTGGTTAATCTAAAAAATCATCCCTTGATGTTATTTGCCGCTCGCAGTCAGGGCGGCTTTTTTTCGCATACCAACAGCGCTTCATTCGAGGCATTTTCGTTATGCAACCAAATAAAAGGAGCATCCTATGCAACAGTTCGCTATTGCAGGGGCGGCATCGGTTCGCCCTTTCAACCCGATTTTATCGGTGCAGCATTCACGAAAAAATATTTTAACCGGAGCAGACTTTAAACAACCAAGAATGAAAAGCTTTCTCGAAAAACTTTTGGATATTTTGAAACAACAAGGCCGTCCATGAGTTTTACAGATAACTGGTCAGACGAAGAATTCATTCGTCAGATGAACAAAATTATCAATCATCACAAAGAACAGGAGAAAGATGATGATTCTGACTCTGAATGATAAGCGTGAAATATCGCAAATAATCGCAAGTTTTACTGATGAAGATTACGAACGAATCAACATTGAAGTTGATCGCCTCTGCAAACGTTGCGACCCAATAAGCGAAATGCTTCGCTCATATAAACCAGATGAACACACTAAGGACGCTATCGACTGGCTGGAAGATGATGACTGTAACTATCAGGAAAAAGCCGCTGAATGGTTCTGGGATGCAATAACCGAAAGAGTTAAGGCTGAATATGCATTCGAAATATTCAAATGCAGACATGTTTATGGAGAAGCTGCATGAAATCCGGCATTTATTACGGGATGCCTAACGAGGATTACCATGCTGACGAGGCGATAGGTTCAACGTCAGTTAAGTCGATTAGCGTTAGCCCGGCAAACCTATTCTTCAACAAATTTACCGGAAGTAAATCAGCACATATTGGAAGTGCTATTCATGCAGCATTACTGGAACCTAACTTATTCAGAAATGATTACTTGCTGATGCCAGAAGTAACGTCTCGTAGTTCGAAGGAATACAAGGAAGCAGCAGAATGCACAAAACCAGAATATATTTTAGTTGGAAGTGAAGTAGAAACTGTTAACAGGATGTTTGAATCTTCACGGCTGAATGAAGATTTCATGGATTACATGAACACCAAAGGTAACTCTGAGGTGTCAATGTTTGCAGAGTGCCCTGAAACTGGCTTGATGCTCAAATGTCGTTTCGACAGGCTATCAGACACTCTCGCCTATCCTCTCGACGTTAAGAGCTGTAGAGACGCTTCTGAGCGTGGATTTAGCAATGCTTTCGGTCAGTACAAATACCACATTCAGGCAGCCTTTTATCTCTACGTTCTCAAACTGGCAACCGGCATTGAGTACAACCAGTTCGCATTTTTCGCTATCGAAAACTCTCCACCCCATCGGAACTGCATGTATTACATCGGTGATGAATCACTGGAGCTTGGCTATCGCGAAATGTTCGCAGCATTAGACAAGCTCGTTGCATGCAAAGAAAACGACGAACTGAAGTACGAAGGAATTGTACTTCCATCCAATGAAATTAACGTTCCGGCATATTTGCTGGATGATGAATATGATGATGAGGTAATTATCTAATGGACCTTTCACGCACAATCATTCCAAAGTCAGACCAAATTAACTTCGAGGATGTTCAGACGCAGAGCATCACAGCGGTTATTAAAGCAGTTCGCGCAGGTAACTCAGAGCAACCGGTATTCATCGACCTTGAAGGTTTTGAGGGACGACCTTACAAGCCGTCTAAATCAATGCGGAGAGTGTTAATTGGGGGTTGGGGTGCTGATGGTCATTCATGGGTTGGTCGCTATCTGACGCTAATTGGAGATCCGTCAGTAAAGTTCGGTGGCATAGCTGTTGGTGGTATCAAAATTTACGCCATGAGCGATGTTGAGTCCGACTTCTCAATGATGCTTTCAGTATCACGCGGCAAGCGACAGGAGCACAGAGTTAGAAAGCTGGAAGTTAAGCAACAGGCAACACCTGAATCCGCGTTGGCATGGTTTTCGGCGAATGCACTAAATATGGATTCCGCAAAGCTTGAAAATTCCTATAACCGTGCCAAAGGCGTTATCGGTAATGATTCAACGCTAATTCAAAAACTCGACGAAATTTACCGCCTACGCAAACAGGATTTAGAGAGCGTCTGATGAAATGCACCCCATGGGAAAAATGGGAAGAGGATTTCTTACGCGAAGTAGCGGCAACCATGCCAGTTGAAGTTATCGCCGAAAAGCTGGAGCGAACAGAAAAAGCGGTAATGACTAAGGCTACCAGAATAGGTGCTGAAATGGTTAGTCGCTTACGTGGTAGGCGCTGGACTCGCGCAGAAGTATCACTCTTCGACAAATTCTCCGCAGAAGAAATAGCAATCGCAACCTGCCGCTCAATTTATTCAGTAAGAGCTATGCGATACAAGATAAAAAAACTCAACGAAGAAAGATCTGGAATACGAATAAATTAACAAAGAGGAATTCATCATGAGAGGTTTGTCCTACGACCCCGGCATCCTTCCATCGGAAATGATTATTCGACACCGCTTCAAGCCCATCAACGATATTCCACGCGAAGAAATGCTGGCGAGAAAAAGTTTTCCATCAGTGAATGAAAACAAATATCTGAATGCAATGTTGCGGAGTGGGAAGAAATGAAAGAAGTGAAAATATACACGATTGTCAGTGACCAGTTATCACCACCAATAACAGGAGAATCATTCTGTACTGATATGGTGCGTCATAGTGATTATGCGGACCTGGAGGAGAAATGCGCGGCGCTGGCGCTGCGTGATGATATGCGACAGTCGCGTGAAAAGTTGGAAGCCGCAGAACGCCGTATAGCAGAAACAGATCAGCGCAACGCTGAACTGACAGCGAGGATTGAGCCAATGGACCGCCGCATAGCAGAACTCGAACACAGCGAGACGCAGCTTATCAATGAGCGTGATAGTGCTGAATCTGCACTGGCCGATATGTACCAGGCCGCAACAGGAGAGCGTCCAGAATGGAGCAATATGTTTGGTTTCGCTGACGCCGTTGATGTGGTGGAAGAACGACTGGCGACGCTGGAGGCCAACCAAAGCCAAACCACGCCAACGGGAATTCAGCTCATCACAGAAGCCATAGGTGCGCACGGCTATATCGTTGGCTGCCTGTTGCAAGGTCGCCCTGATTTGGCGCTGGAAGAATCGAGAAAGTGGGTATCCGCTTTCGGTCAGGCGGCGGAAATAGTTAGTGCACAAGACGCCGCTGGCATCAAGGTTAAGGGGGAGTGATATGGCTACCAACGAAATTTTGCCGGTAACACGCATTGGTCGCGCCGATGGTGATTATGGCTGCTACTGCCCACATTGCGGCAACCCTATGTTCTTCTCGGAAAGTGAACTTGATGATATTCGCGGATCGCAATATCAACACACGAGAATCATCAGCCTGCTCACGGGAGAAAGGTGTGACGGCTGGTTGGAGGTTTCAACTAATGCCTGTTTCTCACGCATTCTTTTCGACCAAGGGGAGGACTAACCCATGACCACTATTACCAGAGAACAGCAAAAACAGATTTTAATTGATACAGCGAACCACGTAATCAGTCGTGATAACACGTCACCGTATAGCGAAAACCTGCGCGAACTTGCCCGTATCGCGCTGGCATCGCTCGAATCGGAGCCTGTAGCGTACATTTTCAAGCATCCAGCAGGAGAATTATTTTGGTCGCTTACTGACGAAAGCAATAAAGGCCAAAACGATGTTATGCCGGTCTACGCCGCCCCGCCAGCGCCAGAACGCGAACGTATTCGCCGTGAGCACGCCGAGTGGTCCTATAAGACATTCGGCGATGTCGGTCCCATCGGTCCACTGAAACACCTCTCGAAAGAAGCGCTCGAGGCTGCCGCAGAACCTGACGACCTGAGCGAATGGGCTGACATGCAATTCCTGTTATGGGATGCGCAGCGCCGTGCTGGTATTACTGACAAACAGATTACCCGGGCGATGGTGGAAAAGCTGGAGATAAACAAGTCCCGCCAGTGGCCTGAGCCGAAAGATGGTGAGCCTCGCTTGCACATCAAAAAACACCCAGCGCCGGTAGTGCCGGAGGAAATCACGGCGGACGGAATTATAGGAATGCATGAGTGCGGATTTGTGGAGGGTTGGAACGCCTGCCGCACCGCCATGCTTAATGGCGATATTTTTCGGGAAAACTCAATTTCGTCAACCAATAATTTTCGGGAAATCGCGGAAACGTCAACCAACTCGCCGGTAATTCCGGATGGTTGGATAATCTGTAGTGAGCGGATGCCTGAGAAAGGTGCTTACATTTCAGCAGTGTCAAAGCATGGTGAATACGTAGCCGGGCAAGTTATTGACGACTGGCTAGACCTGCATGATGGAACATCATTCGGACTTGATGAAGTGTATCTATGGATGATGTTGCCTCCACTGCCGGAATCACCGCAGCAATAACATCCTCGTACTCGCGGGGATTTATTTTGTCTGAACTCGCTACGACGGGTTTTGTTTTATGGAGCGAATGATGGTTCTTGTTATCAGTGCCACCTATCTTTGTCGCCGCGGGGATATTGATGGCGCGGTTTACGCAGGTATAGCAATTTTCGGATTTATTGAGCTTCTTGTAGAAATTGCTCTTCTCGCTTCAGTATTAGGAAAGTAACTATGGAATCACACAGTCTCACACTCGATGAGGCCTGTGCATTTCTCAAAATATCCAGACCTACCGCCACCAACTGGATTCGCACAGGCGACTACAGGCAACACGTAAAGACCCCACCAAACCGAAATCCCCTTACCTAACCACTAGACAAGCATGCATTGCGGCACTCAATTCACCGCTGCATACTGTCGACGTGAGCGCGGGTGATGCATTTAAAGAGGGAAATAAATGTCAATCTTCCGTAGAGGTGAAATATGGTACGCCTCGTACTCGCTCCCGGGCGGGAAGCGAATTAAGGAATCTCTTGGGACAGCGGGAAAGCGGCAAGCTCAGGAGTTGCACGACAAAAGAAAGGCTGAACTCTGGCGAGTAGACAGGCTAGGCGACTTTCCTGAAGTGACTTTTGAAGAAGCATGCCTCCGCTGGCTGGAAGAGAAAGCAGACAAGAAATCGCTCGATACCGATAAAGGCCGGATGGGATTCTGGATTGAGCATTTCGAAGGAGTAAGGATAAAGGATATCACTGAGGCGAAGATTTACGCCGCGGTGAGCAGGATGCAAAACAGGAAGGTAAAGGAGATATGGCAGCAGAAAGTTGAATCTGCCAAGAGAAAGGGTAAAGAAGCGCCAGTATTTGAGCCCAAGCCGGTCACAACCTCCACTAAGGCCAAACATCTGGCATTAATGAAGGCGATTTTGCGTGCAGCAGAACGTGACTGGAAATGGCTGGAGAAAGCACCTGTAATCAAGGTGCCTGCTGTCAGAAACAAACGCGTGAGGTGGCTTGAGCGTGATGAGGCAAAAAGACTTATTGAAGAATGTCAGGAACCGTTGAAATCTGTTGTTAAATTTGCGCTGGCAACGGGACTTAGGCGGTCTAACATCATCAATATGGAATGGCAACAGATTGACATGCAACGTCGCGTTGCCTGGGTGAACCCTGAAGACAGCAAGTCAAACCGCGCTATTGGCGTAGCGCTGAATGACACGGCCTGTAAGGTTCTGCGTGACCAGATTGGTAAGCATCATAAATGGGTGTTCGTGCATACGAAAGAAGGCATCCGTCCCGATGGCTCAAAGACGCCGACTATCAGAAAGATGCGCGTCGATGACCAGCGAGCATGGAATGCAGCTTGCCGCCGGGCTGGAATTGATGATTTCCGTTTCCACGATCTGAGGCACACGTGGGCCAGTTGGCTAATTCAGTCCGGAGTGCCGCTTTCTGTTCTGCAGGAAATGGGAGGATGGGAGAGCATCGAGATGGTGCGCCGATATGCTCACCTTGCTCCGAACCATTTAACGGAACACGCAAAGCAAATTGACTCGATTTTCAGTGATGATGTCCCAAATATGTCCCACCAGGAAAATAAGGAACTTGCAGAAAATAGGTAACTTGCTGAAATATAATGGCGCGCCCTGCAGGATTCGAACCTGCGACCCACGGCTTAGAAGTTCCTAGAACTACCTTTTAAGTCAACAATATACCGCGTCATACCTGCGCTCACATGTCTCATGATGCGAAAAGACAGCAATCCATGCCAATCGTTAAAAAAGGATGACTGTCCCGAATCCGTCCCACTTGCTCACCCCACAAAATGGCGTTCAGCCGCTCCCCGGTGAAACCTATCCTCCCCTCATAACTCAGAACAACTAAAAGTTACAGAACAGACGCAATAGAGTGCAGATGGCGCATGTAAGCGGCGGGACGCGCTCAGTTTACAACCATGCTGCATATCTGGCTACCCGCAGAGAAATGATGCAATTTTGGGCAGACTGGCTTGATGAGAAGGTATCATAGGAACGCAACGCAAAGCCTTACAAACCGATGCAAAGGTTTGTGTGTCCCTCTTCGTTCTCACATCACAGTTCCATTAAGCACCCTGGATCTCATGATGCTGGAGGGAAGCAAGTTGGAGAGATAATTGCCACCTGTGCCGTGCCGGAAGAAAAGCAAATGATGGAGAGAACGATGCCCGCATGAAATATGTTGCTGACGGATGTAGAATGAAATTTTTGTATAACATGGAGCCACTTGTCGTAAATGATAGAAACTCGATTATATGATTCACTAGAATTAATCAATATCCACTTTCATTCTCAGTACCTTATGAACAGAAAAAAGACTGCATATCTTATTTAAGGAATGTAAGTATGAATTTGGAACATCTGGCCATTATTTGGATCTGTGAATTGGATAAAACCAGACAAATTACTACTTGGAGCTGATGATGATGTTCTTACTATGGTTAATTCCCCTAATTTATTAACTCCGAACTTTTTGGTGTTTGAGTTATCAAAAACTGAAAATGAGTTATATGAAGATAAATCTTCCGCCATCACGGAACGCCTATAGTTACGGTATTACCATTGGATATGAATGCAATCACATCTACTGCTGATAGTGTAGATGACCTGAGCGTGTTATTTTTTGCGGTAACACCACCTGAATCCATGACAGTAAGTGTTGTTGTAGCGACTTGCGTCGTAACATTAAGGTCATATACGCACCACTCGGCTTGACCGGTTCTCCCACTGACGGATGGGCTATAATGAATCCCCCCTATTGTATACAGTGAATCGACAGCCAATTTTATTCCGGATATTTTTATGCGTGAGTACTTAGAGCCAGCAGACTCCAAAACTTCCCTTTTTGAGTCATGTGGATTGTACATAAAAGGGTCTTTAGTCTGGATTACCGTCGCCTCAATGTCTAAACCCCAATCCCTTATAACAACGATATCCTGCTGACAATCTTTAAGAATAGCTCTAACTTTTACACCATGGTTTAATCCATTTGTCGGTATCTCTTTGGTGTTCTCGCTAGAGCCGATTGCAACGCCTCTGTAACAGTTCTCAGCATAAATATCTACCTCTATGCCAGAATTTGGATTATTTATCAGTGAATCTCCTACTATCGACATCTCAAAGCCATATGGGCAGTTGTGCGCTCTCCGACAATTAATTTTTATATTTTGATAAGGGAGTACCGCTGAAGGCCCGTTCTGTATAGTTACAGCTTTTCCACCATCTAGTCCTGAACTTGTCACGGTGAAAGGTAATGAATCAGCCTCAACCTCAATGAATATATTTTTCCCTCCGTTGGTTATTGATACGCCATTTGTTCCGGAGGAATCACCTCTAGTGAGCGTACCCTTAAGAACTGGGAATCCGATAATATTTAAATCGGAAACACAGTTCATCTGGAATACATCAGCACCATCAGGAGATTTTGTTGAAAAAACTACATTACCAATGCAGCGAATGCTGGCCCCCTTGTACGATTTGAAATTATTCAGGTCGCTACCGCGCCACGGCATATTTCTGGATCCAGTAATCGCATAGATTCCGTCATAGAAAATACAATCCACGCCTTCCTCAAACATAATGGCCTCGATAGCCGCCATCTCGTCGTAACAGTCCCCTTCTTTTGGAAGACCAAACATTTTTGCTTCTAGAGTTTTATACTTACGAATCCATCTTCCAGTTGCAACACCAGATACCGCAAATACTGTTCCGCCATTGTCATTTTTAGTTGATGTAGCATCCCAATAAACGACGCTCTCGCCAAGACCATCACCCACCCGGTACGCTTCCAGAATAACAGCATCACCATCTTTACCATGAATAGTACGCAGAGTATCAATATCAGGAACTCGACCAATGAATTTAAATCCATCATTCCCGCTCAGTCTCTTCTCAAATTGGTCTGGATCATACTTCAGTACATTCGGGAAATAGAACTGTTGCACCCCACACCTATCATACACAGCCATGCTGTGTCCCTGCACAGTCACGAACTTTGCAATCTGTCCGTTGTATACCGGATAGCCTGCAGAATTGATAACAATTGGCTGTGCCACCTGAACATGAGTACCATCTTCTCGTTCCAGATATACAGGGATCTGGTTTTCTTGGTTTACCGGGTCAGTGTCAATCTTACCAATATAGATTTTGCCATTAGCATTTGCTTTAAAAGAACGCGCTAAAGTAAATAACTGGCTTGGTTGTGATACAACAATATTTGGCGTGATGTTAGTCATGTATTATTTCCTTAGCAATCAAATTGTTGCTTAAATGTTAAATTCAGGATAATACCCAAATTTTAAACCGTCATTAAATAACTGGATAAATACTGGAAGCTATATAGATACATATGGACAGATTCTTCACTTAATTAACTTCTGTATATTTTTGGTATAAAAAACCCAGCCTGAGCTGGGTCGTTGCGTTGGTTATCTGTCAGTAGCGATGTAATGAAGGTGGAAGCTCTTTATTCTTAAGTCTCATCCATGCGGAAATATTTGTCGGTCCGTCAGGCTCATTAATATCAACATCTCGCGTGTGATTGATTAAAACATCTCTCGCCATTCCGATAACATACGAGAACTCATGACCGTAGTCGTAGCACTTTCCTGAATAGTTAGATTGAATCTGTTTCATTGCAGGATACAGTTCGCGGAATAATGCCTGTGAGCGGTTGGCATAATCCCATAACCATACAAGGCTGTTTGCTTCTTTTGCAGAAAGCTCGTTGGTTTTCTTCTCTTGTTTGCCGATGAATTCACCTTCAAGCACCACGCGGTGAATTGAAGTGGTTTACTGAATTTGGCCACCTGAACAGAGGTGATATGCTCACCTCAGAACAACACAGGTGCCATAATGAAAAAAAGAAATTTCAGCGCAGAGTTTAAACGCGAATCCGCTCAACTGGTCGTTGACCAGAATTACACCGTGGCAGATGCAGCCAGCGCTATGGATGTCGGCCTTTCCACAATGACGCGATGGGTGAAACAATTACGTGATGAGCGGCAGGGCAAAACACCAAAAGCCTCCCCCATTACCCCGGAACAAATTGAAATCCGTGAGCTCAGGAAAAAGCTACAACGTATTGAAATGGAAAATGAAATATTAAAAAAGGCTACCGCGCTCTTGATGTCAGACTCCCTGAACAGTTCTCGATAATCGGGAAACTCAGGGCGCGTTATCCTGTGGCCACTCTCTGCCATGTGTTCGGGGTCCATCGCAGCAGCTACAAATACTGGAAAAACCGTCCTGAAAAGCCAGACGGCAGACGGGCTGTATTACGCAGCCAGGTACTTGAACTGCATGGCATCAGCCACGGCTCTGCCGGAGCAAGAAGCATCGCCACAATGGCAACCCAGAGAGGCTACCAGATGGGGCGCTGGCTTGCTGGCAGACTCATGAAAGAGCTGGGGCTGGTCAGCTGTCAGCAGCCGACTTACCGGTATAAACGTGGTGGTCATGAACATGTTGCTATCCCTAACTACCTTGAACGGCAGTTCGCCGTGACCGAGCCAAATCAGGTGTGGTGCGGTGATGTGACCTATATCTGGACGGGTAAGCGCTGGGCGTACCTCGCCGTTGTTCTCGACCTGTTCGCAAGAAAACCAGTGGGCTGGGCCATGTCGTTCTCGCCGGACAGCAGGCTTACCATGAAAGCACTGGAAATGGCATGGGAAACCCGTGGTAAGCCCGTCGGGGTGATGTTCCACAGCGATCAAGGCAGTCATTATACGAGCAGGCAGTTCCGGCAGTTACTGTGGAGATACCGGATCAGGCAGAGTATGAGTCGGCGTGGAAACTGCTGGGATAACAGCCCAATGGAGCGCTTCTTCAGGAGTCTGAAGAACGAATGGGTGCCGGCGACGGGCTATGTAAGCTTCAGCGATGCAGCTCACGCAATAACGGACTATATCGTTGGATATTACAGCGCACTAAGACCGCACGAATATAATGGTGGGTTACCACCAAACGAATCGGAAAATCGATACTGGAAAAAACTCTAACTCGGTGGCCAGTTTTTGTTGACCACTTCAAATGTACTCTACGGCCAGCGGTATCTGAGACGCTTCCAGTTCTTCAATACTTTCCACATTGAAACGCTGATGGATCATTGCATAAGCTTCTGGGTACATCAGATGCTTTTTGCTGACCAGCATATTTACGGCATCACGTAGCGGGGTGCGCTCGTCAACGGATGTTTTCTTACGCGGATTCTCAGCCTTACCTTTCGTCCAGTAGTCATACAGAACGGTGAAGCATTCTTCCTGATACTGGATCAGCTTGTCTCGGATGTCAGCGCGTACCTTTTCAGGGTTGATACTGAACAGCCAGCCGTTGAGTTTTTTCAGTGGTAAGCAGAGAAGCTTGCGCAGCTTTCCGTCAGCGGCAACCATAGAGATATCTCTACAGTTGAATTTATCTTTCATTTTACGCAACTTAACAGACTGACCTGTCCAGTCTATGCCGATGTTTTCCACGATCTGACGCATGGCTACATATGTAACGCCAGCTGCTACAGCAGTGATAATTTGCTGCCCATTGAAAGGAACGTAAGAGGTGTTAACTGCTTCAAGAATTGCTATACTTGTCATGTCGGTTTTTCCTCAAGATTTACTGGCTATTTAAGCCCTAGCTACTCGCAATAGCTGGGGCTTTGTTCATTCAGGGCAAGCAATCCCATCCTTGGCTACTGATTCCTTAAGTCTCCTCAGTACCTCATTACTAAATGACCGATCGTCCTTTTTCGCTGACTGCTTCAGAGCCTTTTCAAGCCACTCCGGCATCCTTAAAGTTTTAACTTTCATGCGCACTCCTTTTGTATGTGGTACGCATACATAGTATTTAGGTACGTATTGATAGTCAATAGATACCTACTTATCCTGTTAAAAAAATAATCAGGATATGGTTATGTCAGATAGAAAGTACAAAAACCCACAAGTAAATCTAAGGCTTCCGTTAGAGATAAAAGACCGACTTACTGAGCTTGCTGAGGCAAACTCACGCTCTTTAAACGCTGAAATGGTTGCTGCTCTTGAGGCATGGACTGAGAAAAATAAACATATACAAGCACTTGATCTAGCTACTATTGCATCTCGGCTAATAGAACTTGAGCATGAAGTTGAAATGATAAAAACTAGGCACGGAAAAGACAAAAAACCCACCTGAAGGTGGGTTAAATTTTCTTGTTTATTCCTGCTTGGCGAAGAATTGCGTTAGCCGTATGCCTTGAAACTATTGTAAATGGAACACTGAATGCTTTGTTCGTGATAGGACTTCGCCATATCTCATGGCTACCTTTCCCCTGTCGAACAAATAAACATTCGTATGCGAGCAGGATCTCCTTCAGTTCCGGATAAAGTCCTTGTCCCATTGTCTATAGCGCCATCCTGTCATCAGCAACCTGATTCTGTACAAATGAAAGGCGCAATGTTTCGAATGGCTGGTCAATATCATTTTCATCTAGCAGATCTTCTGCAACTTCCCATACTCTCTCAGTTAAGGACTCGTAATCTGTGGCTTCGGTAACCAACCCCAAATCATCACAAGTAGCAACCCACACCTCATTGTCATGGTAAATATTTACGATGTACGGAGGGGTTATGCGATCTAGTCTACGCTTAACGGAGCCGAGTAAGTCTGCAACATCTCGCCCAAAATACTCATCCGCTTCTGACAAAGCCAAGGAATACCATTGAACCAGGCTATTCATGCGATAACAACTCTCTCTTAATGAGGGGTTATCAACGTCAGTCAACTCAACAAACGAAGTGATGAAATTCCCCAAAGCATGAAAGTGAATAGCTGGCCCAATTACGCTATCACCGAGTATTGCTGAACGACTATCTTGACCATCACCTAAGATTTTCACACCACCAGACACGATCAAGTCAGCAAGATGCTTCATATCATCTGTTAAGCATCGTTTAATGGCACAGACAAAGTCATTTTGCGAAACAAAGACGTCGTCTTCAATGTTCACAAATCGAACGCTGACTCCATCAAAGTTTGCGATAAAAATATTGCTCATGACTCCTCCTGAGGGATACCCCTTGGGTTAAGTCTACGATACATGGTGTCAACCTGCAATCACCGTTCTATCATCTACAACTTGCTTTGCTCCCCCTTGCGCTTACCTCATGGTATCCTGCACAAAACTAAGGAGGTTGGTGTGTATACAACAGTTATCGTGATAGCTATCGCACTCATTGTGGTTCAGTACCAACTGGCATCTTTAAAGCAAAAGATATCTGACCTCAAGACTGAGAACGAAGTACTTAAAAACTCAATAAAAGATGAGAAGAGCAAACTATCATTCACTATATCTGATATTGAGCAATCCATTGAAATTATTGAAAATGATATTGACAGATTAAAAAAAGAAGATATTCATGAAATCAATGACAATATCAAGGATTTGAAAGCTTGGCTTAGGAATGTAGGGCAAATCGCCACATCAACACGAGATAAGCTCAATCCATCCATGGATGATTAATTACTCCTGTGCCATTCCGCTTAGCGATGCCACAATCCCAGTTCTCGCTAAACGCTGGAACTCTTCGTTTCCTAGTGCATCTCGTATTGCTTTTACGGCGGCTTTATTTGCCATAAATCTGCGTTCCGCCGCCGCTAATGCTTCTTTGCTTCCGCCAGCTCTTACTGCTTTTGTGGCTTCCTGAACGGCTTTCTCTATCGCATATCGACCACTACGAGTGGTGGCAATTTTAGATACTGCGCCTTTTAACCCAGCTCCAACTAAAGCGCCTGCGGCAGCACCTGCCCACCCTCCACCGGCCGCACCAACAATGGCACCTGATGTTGAGTTTGCAATTGCATTTAACACTGTTGATGTAACGTTGGATAAACCAGCGTCCAGATCGCGTAGTACATTGGCAGTTCTCCCTGTTCTTTCAATATACTGCTGAGGTTTCACCGCTGCTCTTGCAAGAGTGCCATATGCATCAGCAATTCTTCCAAGCTCTGAGGAATATCTGCTAATGGCTTTTACATTTTGTGGAGTAAGTATCCCTGCGATATGGTTAATGCCTGCTGCATCAGCTTTGCCACCACGTACACCATGTGAAATAGCATCCTGTAACATTGATGATATAGCAGGAACACGCTCTGATTCTGGTAGCGAGCGAATCATAGAATGGAACCCAGAAGGACCATTAAGCCCTTTAGCTGATGATGATTGAAGAGATTTTACTCCATTCGTAATCAGTGCATCTGTTGCCAAATCACGCCCAAAAACAGACTCTGCACTCTCCTGGGCAGATAACCTCGCTTTAGACAGATCATTGGCTTTTTTCCAGTCATCAAGAAAGCCGCCATTTTCCGCCATTGTGCGCATATCATCAGTAATTGCTCGGCGTATTTCCCCGGCCCTCCTTGCCGCATTTGCCTCTCCGCTACGCTTATATTTTTGCTCCGCATCAGCAAATTTAGCTCTCCATGCTTTCATTCCATCAAATGTTACTCCACCTTGATTGTTTGCCTGAACAAACTGTTTCATTTCAGGAGTAAGCGGTATGCCAGCAGATCGCTCTGCCTGAATAACGGAATTGCCATTTGGCATTCTTGCTTTTTGATGTGGCATTGTTGACCGCACATCATCCCATGCCGCGCGCTCGGCATCCTTCATCTGATCAAGATTTTGAAGAACCCTTTGTTTTATCGCTGCACTTTTTTCTGATGCTGTTCCAGATGCAGCCCCAAATTCATCAAGGTTTCGACTTAACTTTGAGGATATTTCGTTAAATGCTGCCTGATGTGCATCCTGAACAATTCCTGGTGTTGATGCTAAGGCACCTTCGGCTTGTGCAATGCCACTACTTCCAGATCGCATTCCTGGTGTTAATGCATTCATATCAATTCCAGCAGACTCAGCAGCTTTTGCTACATCTTCAGACACATTAGCGGCCTGACTGGCAATTGACTGACGCCCAGGACCTGACTTTGCCATCATGGAAACATCATTAGCCGAATTCAGTGCTGCACCACCAAGAGCTTGTGAAACTCTTGGCGCAATAACGCGCCCGACACCTGAAAGAACGCCTTGAGCACCGATATTGATACCACCGTTGATAGCAGCATTTTGTGCAAAATCGCCCTCCTGATTTGCAGCATCAGCAAGAGAGCCTGCAATCATGTTTCCTGCGGAACCTATATCTACAGCGAGCTTTGCGGGCGTTCCAGCAACTTTTGCCGCTGTACCAATTGGCAGAAGATACCCTCCAATTGTTTCCCCTGCCCGTGCGAAAGGGTCTGTTGGGCGATCAACTGGGCGGTATACATCATCCAGCACTTTCGGGCCACCCAATCCTTGGCTGATTGCGTTAATCAGGCTGGCGCCACCCTGTAACACGTCGAATGGGATGTTCACCAGACCACGCCCAGCCTGCTCTGCAATCTGACCAGCAGATTGATCGCCAATTAGCCAGTCTGTCCCTTTCTGCACAAGAGACTTTTCTGGAGTCTGTTCGTCAAGCACAAAACCGTCAGGAAGTTGTGAGCTATCAGGCTGGCTATCCAGAACAAACCCATCAGGTAAACCTACATCGGTTGCCATTGTCCGTTCCTGTAAATGAGTTTCTGACCAGTTTTAGGGTTCGTAGCCGTTGCGCCTTCTGATATTCCACTTGGCGCAGCTTTTGTCTTCCCATTACCGCCATGTGGTGTAGACTGCGCTGGGACATCATCAAATAGCTTCGCCTTCCTTCCTCCTAGGCTTTTTTTCAGCCCCTGAGGAATGGTATCTCCATACGTATCCAGATATTCATCTACCTGCTGGTTAAACTGCTGACCCATAGCGTTGGCGTTAATTTTCGCCGCGTTAACAATGTTATCCCTCGCCTCCTGCGACAGGCCGTTCCCTGCATTAAGTTGATCTACATATCCTTTCATCTGCCCCCATATGCCATCAGAACGCATGACCTGAACCTGTTCGCCTTCGCGAACAACTGACTGAGGGTCGAGAGACTTCATGTAATTGAAGATAATTCCAAGCTGAGCGGCACCGGTATTTACCTTACTAAGCGCTTGTAGGGAATTTGCTGCTGATTTGACGGCATTATAATTTTTGCCAAAGCTGGTAATGTCGGAGTTTAACCCCTTGATTAAGTCTGCTGATGGCTTTCCCTTTTGCCCCATTTCCATTAGCTTCAATCCCATATCATCTGAATGCATTTGTGCCCGCTGAGCCCTGTCTAGTTGAGCATTCTGGATGTTTGCCCACCCTCTGGAGTTCTCCATATCAGCCTGACGCACACTTTCGTTCAGCCTCCCCTGCTCAAGCTGGCGTCCAACCATTTTGTCCTGAACATCAAACGCCTTTTCAGGCCCAAGCGCACCGAGAGACATAGTTGTCAGCATGTGTGATAGCTGTTCTGGATTCTGCACTCCAGTCTGTATCATCCAGTCCGGATTAGCGCCAACACGGTTTAACCTGTCCTTGTTATCAGTAATGAATTTACTGTAGGATTCCGGCCCCTGAGAAAGAGCGACGTTAGCCTTCATAGCCAAATCGCCCATATCGTTACGCTGCTGCTCATTAAGACCGGAAAACGCCTGCTGTGCCTGCGCAACAAACGCCGGGTTTTCCTGAGCAAACTTAAACAGGCCAGACGGGTCGCCAGTAGCCCATGCGTTGGCATGAACCTGGTTGAATGCGTTTAGCGCTTTCTGTTGCTGTTCCTGGTTATAAATATCAGCAACGCCAGCCAGACCACGCAGCCCTGTTAAAACCACATTATTAGCGCCTGAACGGGCCAAATCATTGTTTTCGCGAATCAGTCCAAGCGTTGCGTTAATGTCGCTTGCCTTTGGCGCGTTCTCATTTTGCGCACCAATGCCAGCCAGAAAACCACCTGAATTAATGCCCTGCTGCCACGTAGCCATTGATTACCCCTTAAAACAAAGAACCAAGCAGACCAATACCACCACCGATAGCCGCTCCCCATGGGGTTGACATTGACAAAGCATTGGCTATTCCACCACCTAACAATGCACCGGAGGCAGCACCACCAACAGCAGATTGCATTGCTGATGGTCTGTTGGCATTTGCCGCTGCAAGAGCCGCACTTTGCTGTGAAATATGGCTCATATTGTTGGCATATGTCTGTCCGGCGTTTGCCTGCCCCTGAAGCGCACCAAGACCAATATTTGCAAGGTTCTGATAGTTATTCATCTGACCTGACAGCCATTGCTGACCAAGTGTTGGAGCGATTGCTGCAAGCTGGTTACTTGTCGCTGTAGAACCCAGGCCACCTGTTGCTTCTGCCGCTGCCAGATTCTGGTAACGTGCCTGCCCGGCAAGGTCTTTATACTGCTGAGAGTTGTAATAATCGTTAAGCGCCTGCCCCTGACCTTCGAGAGAGGATAAACCTTCAAGACTGCCGATATACTTATCTGCCAGAGGAGTAAACGGCTTCAGGTTGTTCATGATGGTGTTGAACTGCTGGTTTTGCAGGTCTGCGGCATACTTTTGCGCTTCTGCTGCATACTTTGCGCTTTTATCTGCGCCACCTTTTCCGCCTTTTTCAGGGCAAAGAGGTTCCTCACCGCGCAGTTTTCTGCCCAGCTTAAATGCATATAACATGTTTATCTCCCGTTATTCAGGAAGTCGGTTAACTCTTCTCGGGTGGCGGCGTAAAATGTCACGTCATCCACGCCTTTGAAGTATTTATTGATGGTTCCTACGCGCTTGAGCCCAATCATCGCGCAATACATCTGACCATGGCGAAATTTGCGTGCAGCAAACGAAGTGACGCATTGAACAGTGGTGTTGGTGAGGATGTATCGCCAGAACGTCAGTCCGATTTCCTTACTGAATCCGCGAATCTCAGGCAGATACATGGCGTGGCAGTCAAAGGTTAGCGGCTGAATCTCGTTGTAATACACGATGCCTCCGAACTGACCATGTACGTTTACTTCGAAATAGCGGCACTCAGGTTTGTAGTCGTATCCGTCACCGTTGTTACTCCCGGCGATGATGTCGGGATGGTTGCCGACAGTTTCTATCAGGTCGATGTTTCGGGTGGGAGTGAATGTAATCATCAGTTGATCAATCCATGAGTTCGTATTGCATCTTCGAGAGCTTTGATACGCTGTCGCGCCTGCTGCAATCCGGTAGCCATAGCTGATACCTCAGACTGCGTATATGTGGCACTGACCGTGTATGCCTGGTTAGCGTTGAATGCACCGAGAAGCGCAGCGCCTGTTGCTGCTGTCCATCCGGTCTGTCGAGCACCGATAACTTTAGTGCCGCCAACTGAATAGGACGTTGTCACGTTGAGAGGTGACGCCAGCGATTGTGTTGCGGTGGCTGTTTTCGATACGTAATCAGTCTGCAATGCAGAAATAGTGCCTTCAGCAGCCGTAACCCTACCATCAATAGCGCTGACATCATCCTGCAAGGTGACTATTTCGCCTTCAGCCGTGGTTAGCCTGACATCCAGCGCTGCAATTGCATTGGTATTTGCAGTAATACGGATTTCATGGTTGTCTACGTCGATGCGTAACTGCTGAATTCTCGCCTCGTGGTCTGCAAGCTCAACATCCTGCTCATCGTTCTTCACCTGCGCGTCATAGGCACCTTTTCCTGCTTCGTTTGCCTTTCCTGCAATAGCGCCAACGTCAGTCCCCTGCGCGATTACGTAGAGCAGATAGGACTGGCTGAAGACGTTGCGGGGGAGGATTGAGGCATCAAGACGGGTGGCCTGAATAATGACAGGATTATTAAGTGACGGATCTGCCATATTTTACTCCAGACGAATTTGACACCCGGATAGTGTTACTGGTGATTTGGTGATTACACGCAGTTTGAATCCGATTAATCGACGAATGCGCCCAACACGTTTCCAGATAACACGCTTGTCGTACACAAACGGCTCATTTTGTTCAATCATCTGCTCTCGACCATAGTTGATTCCGTCTGTGGTTGCAGACAGGAACAGGCGGTCAGCGTACTGCGCAACGCCTGTCGAGGATTCAACTTCCAGATCGAAGCATCTGGCGTTATCAGCCTTGAAGATGGGAGTAAACAGCATATGTTCTTGCTGCTTGTCGTACTGACTACTAATGTCGAATTGCAACTGCCCTGTCACTGCTTCTGATTTATCGCCGCACGTTATCTGGTTGCCTTCGTACATGAAGTCGATGGCGCGATAAACATCGTCGTATAAACCTGTTTTCAGTACGCACCATTGCGGCCCGTTCTGGCTTGATGAGGCATCGTAAACCAGCACATGACGCGGGAGATGGATAATCAGCAGTTCATGAGAGTCGAACCTCAACGTCTCCATCACCCCGGTTGCCAGTTCATCAGCCGTGTATGAGCGGATAATTTTCTCAATACTGGCCGTCGCAATTGGTGAAGCCTGCCCTGACCCGATGATGTAGACGGAAGGTGCGCCAGTAGCCGGGTGACTGATGAATGCGTATGAGTTAGCGAATGGCGTTTTACAGTATGTTCCGGCAATACCCTTCTGTACCATCAACGATGGCTGTGCGACATACAACGCAGCGCCAGCGGTGGTTGCGCCTATCAGGGAGAAATACTCTATCGTTGACGAACCAAAGCAGACGATGAAATCTCGCCACGTTCCGATGCCGATAATCCCGTCCGGCTGTGATTCTGCGCGATATTCGGCGCTGTAACGGTCTGGGTGGGATTCATCTTCGAGGTCAGAGATAAACCATGAATCAGTACCGTCTTTTGACCATGCATAACGCCCACGTAAGCGAGTAATGTCACGGACTGAACCTAACTCATATTGCGTGAATCCGCTGTCTGCAGGCCAGTTTGCCATCGTCTTAACGGTGCCATCGTATCGGTACTCGATGAGCTGACCGTTCACACCTACCGCCTGAGAAGTGCGACCATGTGCCACTGATACGCGACCGCTTCCGGCTACATCACCGACTACGGTTTCCCCTTTGTAGAGCTTGCTGCCTAAAACGCGATATACAGCGTTCTGAGCGGTATTGTATTCAACACCACGCGATACACCATTTACATCGTTGCGCTTCGCTATGCCAGGGAATGAGCGTAAATAACCCGATGAGTTGAGGACTTCTTTCGGTGTAGCCAACATATTGATTGGTAGGTAATCAATATAGTCGGCATTCTTGAAAGTCCTTACCCATTCCCTTCATCATGGGGAGTTGTTGAATCGGCATTCTGCTCTCCGGGGAAATAATGCCATTCGTTCAGATTGGCGAAACTGTTACCGCTGCCTGTTGGCATGCGTGACGGGTAAGGCGCTCGTTTAGCTCTGGCGATGGCGGTCTGCTTATAGAGAAGCTCCTTCCCATATTTAGCGGTTGCGATAATTTTGGCGGTAGCCTCAAGCGCATAATCCGGAGCAATTCTGCAAGCCAGATTGTGGAATACTGCGCTGACTGCGCTTGAGCGAAGACCGTGATCATCACCTTCAGCGGGAGGATTATCATCATCTGAGAATACATAGCCGGTGATGATGCCCTTTCCGTCCTGATACCACTCAGCCATCATCGCTTCAAGGTCGTCAACAGCATCCTGCATAGACTGTGGCTCAACATCAGTGAGAGTTGCATCTGATGCTACGCCCAGCTTACGCAGCGCCGCCCTGACCAGATCGCCTTTAGTCTTTATCTGCATCGCTTACCGCCTTGGGCTTACGTCCTTTGCGCGGCTTAGCATCGCCCGCTTCCGAGGACAGCAACTTTGAAGGATGGTCAAGCCAGCCATCTTTGACATATTCGGGAAGTTCGCTGGAGTCGATGACCTTCATCTGAGCCATTACGCCCCATACCATGACGCTTCCGTCCGGCTTATAGATTGCTATTTTCATAGCCACTCCATAAAGAAAGGGGCCGAAGCCCCTGTTAGTTACGCAGTCTGACCAGGAAGGCCAACACCGATTGCTTCCGGTCGTGTCGCGTTTACGCCGTACCACAGCGCAATACGGCACAGGCCTGACAGGGTGGAAATATCACCCTGCGTCGCGAAGATACCGTTAAGGCCGACATCCGGGATGCTGAATGAGGTAGTTTTCATACCTGCAAACAGTTCGTGGTTAGCCGGAATGGGCTGAGACACAATACGGATGGCGTCATCAGCCCAGAACACGTTGGTGCGAGCATCCTTAACGTTCAGGATGTTCACCGCCATTGCATCAGCCAGCGAGGTGTTAACGTTGGCGTATGCCCGTTGCTCAGGAGAAAGAGAAACATCATCCAGTGCTACAGGCTTCGGCGTGATTTCAACGTGAGTACCATCAACAACGCGAACTACGGAGAAAGTAGCGTCCTGCGCCAGTACGTTCTTAGCCATCTGACCAAGGAACTTCACGCCAGTAAACGAAATTTTGTCGCCGCGTTTCAGGCCGGTAGTTGCAGACAGGGTGACGGTAGCAAAACGGTTATCAACGTTAACTTTGTTGCCATCGTTATCCAGTTGCCATGCGACAGGCTTGAAGGACTGCGCACCGGATACAGTGATGCCAGTTGCAGTAGATTTGGTCAGCACAGGAAGTTTCGGAGAGCGCAGGACATCATCGAAGCCAGCAACCTGACGCTGGATAGTGCCATCGCGGTACGCTTCTTCAGGAATGCGCCCGAAGATATCGCGCTTAGTCAGGTCATAACCCGCCTTTTTGTAGTCCTGCGGGTTGAAGAAGTACGATGTCCCCATGTCGCGGTTAAGTTCGCGGGAGAACATGATTTCTTCTGCATCGGCCACAAAGTTCCATGCGTCTGCGGTGTTCGTGCCGATAGCGTCCGGCGAAGTGATAACCAATGACCCCATCTCGGCGGCCATGTTTGCGACTTTCAACTCAACGTTGTTAGCCAGTTTGCGGGCTGCGGACTGGATTCGGTGACGATACGCTGTCTCATCACGCAAATCATCGGCGCGTAACTGGAAGAAGTCGTTATCTGGCTCTCCCATGTTTACCGCGACGTTAAGCTCCAGTAACCCTGTCGCTTTATCAGTTAAATCCCAACCCTCCTGAGTGGGGGACTCCTGCTCTACAGGCATCCAGATGGTATTGCTGGAGCGCTGCATAGAAGCAGCAGGCGGGGTGTATTTCTTGGCTTTCTGTGCCATTGGAGTGATCGCGGAGATGGTTTCAATAATCTCATCCACCGCCAGTGTAACAATTTGACCTTCGTTAAGACCTGCCATTATCGGATTCCTTTAAGTTTTGCCTTTAGCTTGCGGTAGGTTTCCACATCGCCCTTGCTCGCAGCCGCATCCATCTGTTTACGAATGGCATCTTTATTTGCTGCGCTGACATCACCGGTAATCGGCTGGTCAGCAGGGGGAGCGGAAGAGATTTGTTTACCGCGAGGCTTGAGAGTTAAGCGTTCGGATAGTCGAGTGAGTTCAATCAGCGCGGACTGCCCATCCATCGCCAGTAACTGGCGGACTTTCTCCGGGTTTGCACCCAGGTGATACATGAGCGCGGCGGACTTCTCCGGGAACAGGCGCATAATGTCGGCCCCAACCGCAGGCGGAACCAGTTGCATGAAAGCGTCTTCTTTCTCCTGATAGTCAGGGATATTGAGCTTTTCCGCCGCGTCGTAATGTTTGCGGGCAGCTTCGACGTATTGCGCTGATTGCTGGGTAAACTCCTGAGTTTTACGCCCCTGTTCTGCTACGGCATTGCTGCGGGCGTCCTGCGCTTTCATTAGCCATTCGGTATTAGCAGCATTGAAAGCGGCAAGCGCACGGCTGTTGTCGTAGTCATATTTAGCCAGGCCTTCTTCTGACAGATAGGCGTTAATATCCGGCTGAGGCGGAAGGTCAGGGTTTACCCGTAAACTCTCCGGCAATTCTCCGCGTTTTACCGCTTCCATCTGCTGCTCAAGCTCTCGCTGTCGTTTGCGCTCGATGCGGCGGCGGGCGAATTCTGCGTTCTTTGCCGGGTCTTGTTTTGGTGCTGTCTCATCGTCCTTCAGGACAATCTCAAAGCCCTCTTCCTGACCTGCATTGTCGTTGGCATTATCGACAACTAAGCCATCAGCAGATGCCGCTGCATGATCGCCGGGCAGGGTTAAGTCTTCAGTTGCCTGAATTTCGGTGGTTGGTTCCATGGTTAACTCTCTCTTATTGAGGTGTCTCGGCTACACTGCCGGAAGGTTGATTTTGTCTCTGCGATTGCAGGATATTGGCAATGTCCATTCGCTGCTTGTGCGTTTGTTCATCGCCTTTAAGGAGTAACTCAGCATTTGCGCGAGCGTCTTCGCTGCGGTCCTGCTGGAATGAAGCAACAGTTTTAAGGAACTCCCTAAACTCAGATTGTTTACTGAGGTCCATGTTGTTGAAGATTTCTGCGATTCTGGCAGCGTTAAGCTGGTTCTGCGCTTCGACTTTAGCTGCATCGATTTGCAGGGACAGTGTCTGGTTCTGAGCTTTAGCCAGCTCAGCCTGCCCCTGCAGGAGTACGCCCTGAGCCTGAACCATTGCCGGGTCTTGTTGACCTTGTTTGGCTTGTTGCGCCTCTACTAACCATTGCTGCTCTTCAGGCGTTTCTGGCTTCTTAACGCCCATCTGAATAAGCTGCTTGTTGGCATAGTCACGCATCATCTCAACACCTTTACCATCAAGCAGGGTGAAGTACTGAAGCAACAGCAGTTGATATTCTGGCGTTCCCTGTGGCGTCTTGCCGAGCAACTCAAGAATTTCTGCACGGTTTTGCTGCTTCATGGACTGGAATGATGGTCCAACATCCGTGTAGCATTCATAGCGCCCCCTGATATCGTTCAGTACCTGCCGTTCACCAGTGGCAAGGTCAACAACCTCAGCCATTAGCTGAACCTCTTTTTCGCTGCCATCCTCAAGGGTGATTACCACGTTGCGAGGAACATCGTAGATGTCATTAACTATCGACTGGTAAATCTCACCGTCACGACGCATAGCGGTAGCCAGATTATCCTGAAACACGTATGTCTCAAGGTCAGCCCGCATATTGAGTTGATTTACGGTATCGAATGCAACCTGATTACCATTAACCGACCCAGCATCTACACCAAGAGTGGCAACCTCTTTTACTGCGCTGGTTGCAGCTTCCAGCATATAGGCATTGGCCTGTGGAACTTCCGGATTTTCATAGTATGCCAGCGGCTGAGTTGGCAGGTCTCCGTTTCTCTCATCAGTGCGGTTGAGCAGGTAGTACGGGTAATCGTCGTTGCCGTCATACATATGCTCAAAGCCTGCAATCTGCTCAGGCCAGAAGAAAGGCTTCTTCTTCGGGGTGCGGGCCACGATGTCGGCGTTGAACGACATAATCATGTTGCGCAGACGCTGACCGTCTTTTGTCAGGCGGACGACACCCTCATACACTTCTTTATCTTCAACGAAGCCCCACTCTCCGAATACCGGAACAATGGGGATATGCTCGCCAGCAATGAGCTGCTTGTCTTTGAGTACAGCAGTGCAGGTGATAATCGATTTGTATACCCGGCGACGCTTAATCTGGCGCTCTGCAATTTTGATAAATCCACTATCAGCCAGGTCGTCAATGACGTCTTTAATATCGCGCTTAAAGTAGCTTACCGGCTCACCCGTAACTGGATCTTGGTAGATAAACGCCGTCTCTTTCTTCTCGACCACTTCGTAAAACTCAGCGATCTGAATTGTGTCCTGCGTCAGCCAGGGAAATACCCAATCGTTGGGGTTCTGGAATGATGGAATATCATCAGCATCGAGGTCGTATTTTTCTGCGAAATCCTCCCAACCATTCTGGCTCATTGAGTGGATAACTGTGCAGTGACGGGCGTCAGACTTGTCCATCAGTTTGCTGTTGCTGTCCCAGATAACGTGGGAGCAAGCGCTATGGATAGGCTCACGACGAATAACCTGATTGTTGCTCGTTGGACTTTGGTCTTCGTAGTCAGTAACCAGACGCCACGCACCCACGCCTGATTCAATCTGCTCACGAACAGCGACATTGACCGCGATTTTTGCCGTGTTGTGCCGCATGTCTGTACGATACATACCCATAAGCACATCAGCGGCGTCAGGACTTGCTCCATCCTTTGGACGATACAGAACATCAATAGGGTTCTGACGCATCTCAGAAACGAGTTTGCGCACCACTGGTCGTACAACATCGAACTGCCCGCGATATTGCAGGGTTGTGTATTGTGATAGCCAGTCATCCCATTGAGATAGGCGAGAAAAGAATAAGTCGCTCTTCGCTTCCGTCCTGATCTCATCACTGGCAGTCCAATCGCAGTCGAACTTAGTCAGTATTTCTTCTAAACGATTTTCTTTGTTATCCATAATGATGCCGTGATAAAATTAATGGGATTACTTACCAAAGGAAATAATATGAAAAAGCTATCCATTGATGAGATTCGAAGCCTGTTTTCATATAACCCGGATACCGGAATCCTCACGGCAATAAACAGAACTCGCAGGACAGATCTGAATGGCAAGCCAGTTGGATGCCCTCACGGGAACGGATACCTCGATGTGAGGGTTGGGAATAAGCTCTATTATGTTCACCGCCTGTGCTGGGCTCACTATTACGGAGAATTCACAGATCTAATTGACCATATCAATGGAAACAAATCGGATAACCGGATAGCCAACCTTCGCGCAGCCAATAAGAAAATGAATGGCCTGAATCGCGGAATAGATAAAGACAACTCATCTGGATTCAAGGGTGTGACATTCAGGGTTGATACCAAAAACTACATGTGGCAATTCGTCATTGACGGGAAGAGATACACAAAAAGCGGCTTCCCTACAGCCGAAGAGGCATACAACCATAAACTTAAGTTCATCGACGCATTGCAGCACTCAGCGTCAGATTTTCTTAAGCCATAGCCATTATCGTCCTCTGCGTACTGGTCTAATCGGTGCGGGGATTTTCTTTTCTTTCGGCTTTCTGATATCGCGCATCATCCTGGCGAAGCGGCGCATCATGTAGCCGTAGCGAGTAGCATCGAGCACATCATCGTTGGTCTTGACAATCTTGCCGTTCTCGTCGCGATGATATAGACGGAACTCTTCAAAAAATGGTTCGCATGTGTTGAATACTTTGAATCTTCCTTCAAGCATCAGGTCACGAAGTTCACTAATGCCTGACTCTACTGAGTTACCGCCATCCGGGAACGTTGCGTGATCGGGAAGCATAAAGAACCCAGCGTCCGCATATTGGGTTTTAAGTTGCTCACCACCGCCCTTTTCGTGTTGGTGACCGTCATGAGGCCACGCGACAGGTATTTTGTTAGCCCACGACTTAACAGCACCCCATGCCTGAACTGCGGTGTTCTCTGATTTCTTCCACACACGCGCCAGATAGAAAACATCTGCGTCTTTGTCCCACCAAAGCTGAATGTGAGCTTGCGGGTGGTTCCAGCCGAAGTCCTGAGCGTCGATAACATAGAAGTGATCGGGACACTCAAACGGCTGGCACTTAATCGTCTCTTCCGGTATCTGGAATATTCGACCGCTACCCATCGTAGGAATACCGCGAGCACGCGCCTCTCTCTCATGCTCAGGATAGGATGCGATGATTTGCTCTTTCTGCTCGTCGGTATAGTGCTCAGCGTCATAGATGGTCATGTTGACCACTTTCTGCGACTTGCTGGGATTCTTCAGGAACTTGGTAACAACGTCAGACATCCCCATCAGCGGGGTAAACGTCAGAATTGAGAATTGCCCGTATTTGTTTGTACGGGTAAGACCTTCGCCATAAATGCTGTATGGTGGCTCTTCGTCAAACCACACGCCGTGGATTGTGTCACCCTGCCAGCGTGCACGGCCTTGCGAGTATGGCTTGAAGTAGCAGATTGAAATGCCATCTTCAACACCATCAGCCGTGTGATGCTTAACCAGAAGATGATCAACAAGGTTCGGAAAGAAAGGAGACTTCTTCCAGCTAATGATGTCTTCTTTCGGTATGGAACCGTAGCCAGGCTCGTCATTCTCTTCGATACGACCGCACAGGATGCGTTGAGTCGTTTTGGTTACAGTCTCGTTTGTCTCGCCGCCAATCCAGAAGACGACAGGCTCATAGAAACGCTTACCCTTCCACTCTCCGCCATATTTACCATCATCCGGGTAGCCTTTTGTTCCCGGATAACGCCCGGTAAGGTGAAACGCGACTTCAGCAGCACCAGTAAATGACTTACCAAGCTGGTTACCAGCCATAAAACAGCGCTCTGGATAGTCATGCCCGGCGTCGATGAATTCACGCTGTTTGCTGTATGGCGTAAATTCATATAGCAGGTGTGTGTTCCGGTATTTCTCTTCTTCTTCGAGTAGCTCGAGCAATTCGATTTGCTCTTCGTCGCTCAGGTTATCAAGAATCGCGTCCAGTTCCACGGTTGAATAGCTCCTTGATACGAGAGCGGCGCTTATCGCGATCTCCCTTATCAGGTGTCACGTCTTCAACTTGCGACTGCTCTTTGAGGCCCAAATCGCGGGCGATGATGTTAGCGTTGAGAAGATCAGCGGCAGCGCCAGAGAATTTCTGGTCGTAGATGACCTGTTCTGCTCGCGTAACGACTTCAGATAAATCTTCTCGCAGGCGATATGTGCGCCATGTTTCAAGCGTCACATCAATGAACAGAGTGAGGCCGGTAATGGTCATCGCTCGCATCTTGGCGATAGGCTCTTGTATCACTTCACCCTGATACGAGAACGCCTTCATCTCCCATAGTGGGTTAGCTTCTACCCACTCGAAGTATTCACAACAAGCAGCCCACAGCGCCTCAGGCGATTCGAATTTAGGATTTCGCCCATGACTACTGCGGGCCTCCCAAAATCGGTTGCCCTTTGGTGCTGCCAT